ACTCATCCTTCTTGCCATCCTCGGCGTGAATCCATCCATGAATCGTATAGTCCGGGCAGCGGCCGGATACTGAGACCACGATCCCGGTGTCGTCCGGTCGGATCTTGAGATCCTTCCGGCTCGACCACCGTACCTCTAGGTTTGTGTTCTCGATGTCAGGTACATGAAACGTGTTGACCCCGAATCCCCAATAGATACCCAGCGTCTTGGCAACCGCAAGCTCGGCGTGCGCGGCCTCGATATGGTATCCCCATAGCTCGCCCACCACCTTCTCGGGGAAGCGTGGGTTGCGTCGCATATAGCTCGCTTCCGCATTCCTGCGCATGCCAACGTATCCTGCGACCAGAATCTCGTTGGCGTTTAGCGTGACGTTTACTTCCATTTTCCTACCAAAATATCGACAAACCATGCTGCAAGAAAAATAACTATGGCATGTAATGTTATGGCAACTGCAATGCTCCGTAACGCAGTTTCTGTTTGATTTACTTCCATGCCGGCCCCGTGATCCATGCCACCAGCGCCCAGCGCGTGCCGAGCAGTGGAGCCTTGGCCTTATGCTTAATCCAAGACGGGAAGAAGTTTGCCGACCCCTGATGCGTTGACTTCTCAACCCCATGCCAATCCGCCTCGACGCATAGCCCGCCGCCGACATAATCCTCCGGCCGGGACAGATTCACGACGCATGTCATCTTTCGGTCGCTGCCATCGTATGTATCGAAATGCCATTTGAACTTCTGGAGCGGCCTGTACCTAAGCACCTGCAACTGCTGCATGTCCGATATATCGAACCTGTAGTGTTCCTTGTTAACCTCGGATACAACCGCTGCCAGATAATTGTAGACCCACTGGAAGTGCGGCGACTTGGGCAACCAGCATGACGCGCAGGTGCGGGTGCGGCTTGTCACCCGGCTGCCGTCCTTGGCAAGCACGGGCGCCCGGGTCATGCCGATGATCTCGGCGTCGCGGACAATCATCTCGCACTGCGAGCGGGTAAATACCTCTGGGACCGTTACGGCCGTCAGGATCTTTTGCTTAAACGCTGCTTCTTGATTTGTGGTGTGCATTTCTTGTCTCCTTTTGCGAATGCCTCAATCGCCTTCCTCATGGCGTATGCGGCAAGCTCCTGTCTGTCATACTTGATTTGGTTGAAGCCGATATGCGCGAGCCTGTCTATTGTCTGGTCGTCCATGTCGAAATCAAGCTCGACCATGCTTACCTTGCGCTCGCCCAGAATCTTTACCTGTCCCAATTTTGCCATTGTCTCCGCTCCTCCCTGATCCTGTCGAATAGCCAAAACAAAAACGCCACGGCAGCCAAGACAAGCGATAGCGCAACTGAGAACGCAATAATCAGCGCGGCAATGTTTACGGTCATCTCGAGTATGGTTTTAATTAGTTCCATGATTCTTCTTTATTACACGATTGAGGGTTGCTTGGTCAATATCTATCCCGGCCACCTTGCACCAGAACAGGATCACGCCATTGGAGAAATCGTCCACAAGCTTCCTGACAGACTCAACTCGGCGGTAGCAGTTGCAGTCCCTGACGTTCTTGCTTCTTGCTCCTGTCGGTTGTATCCCATTAAGGATACCTCGTCTCTGTAGCATCCTTATGTCATCGATTGCGCGGATGACTATCTCCCCGGCAAGCTGCTGGATTCTTGCGTCGTAATCCCCGGATGTTAATTGCGTCGAGACCATTTCTTTTTGTTCTTTCCTGAGCGGTCCTGACACCAGACCGCATACATGTTCCATAATTCTGCCGCATCCCTAGCGGCATCCTTTGTGTCAAACTCATCCTCGATCGAGGGCAATCCGTTGGGCGGTACAGCGCCCCATAGTCTCGGACCTATCGGTTTGCCCATCATGGTCTCAAGCTTGTACTTACCGTTGGCCTGAACCACTCGCACAGGGGTCATCGTATCTCTTCCTCAAGCTTCTTAATGTCCGACTCAATCTGCGTTCTAAGCTTGCCCATGTCGTTCGATTGTCCGGCGTAGTGAATCATGTATGCGTCATGGTAACGGTTGAGACCGAAGTGCTGCTCGACGCTGGTCATGCAGTTGTAGACCGGGTCAAGTTCCTGAAGGTCCAGATCGCATAGGTGCGCCATGATGTTCATCCATGTCTGCTCGGCAAAGTGGTTGGGAAACAAGCCGATGGGCGGCTGGGCGAATATCCCTGCCACGGCTTTTGTTGCCACAAAGACACCGGTGTTAACATAGAATCGCGGATCAATCTTGTAGCCAAAAGCTTTCGCTAGGGCAGCCATCCCCGGCTTGCGGTCGAGATATGACCCCTCGTCGAAAGCGCAAAACTTCTCGACATCCTTGGAGATGTCCGGGCAATCCAGCGCAACCAACACATCAGCGTCAAGGAAGGTAACGACATCGTAGCCCTTGGTCGTCATCAGGTGCGGGATAATCAGTTTGCTGTACTGCACCGGATGCGCCAACGGCTTCTCGATTGAGATAAAGTCCTGTTCGTGTCTGCGGCAATACTCTTCCATGCGCGGCTTGGTAAGCTTGAGAACCTCCAGCCAATCGTCACCGAAAGCCTGAGTAAGTACGACCTTCTTCATACCATCTCGCAAAGCTGGTAGTCAGCTTCTTCCAGCAAGAGTTGCGTCGCAAACTCCTTAAGGTTCTCGTCGTCCTTGATCTCCTTGCCGTCGATCATGACCTCGATCCTAGATAGATCCATGTCATAAGGCACGTCGGCCATATAGTGTTCTCGGTGTCCCTGCGGCCCGATGTCAACCCGGTGAGTCTTATAGATCACGTCAGCAAAAGCCGTGGCCTCCTTGCCTCCCCAGATAAATGTTACGGTTATGTCCTCCAGTTTCTTCATAGGCGTGGTACCTCTTTCTTTACTTGCGCCCAACAAAACAAGGCTCGGACCAACGCCCTTTCGAGGTGATCCGCTGCCGTTTCGCCGTTGTTGTCCGGGCAAGGCGTTGACTTCTGCAACTGCAACATGGCCGTGGACAAGTGACGCATAGCACGACCTATATGGTAATCATGCACCGGCTTGTCAACATTAAACCATTCTCCGTAGGCGGATTTTTCCGAGCCTTTGCCCATAACGCGCCACACTATATCCTCGGCAGCTTTGCCGAGTTCCTCGATGGTCGGCGGTGTCATTTTAACCTTCTTACCGTATTTTCAAATTTAATTATTTTCTCTCTTAATGCCCTTGTTTCGCCAACCAATCCAAGTTCATCTGATAATGATTTATTTAATGAGCTATACATATTTTCCATATTTGCCAGATATTTTTTATCAAATGCGGCCTCAACATTTTTTATCATTTCTTGAAATCTTGTTTCAAGTTCCTTTATTTTCTTATCAAATCTCTTGTTTTCTTCTTGAATTATTTTTGTAAATCTTTTTCCAAGATTTTTAACTTCTTTTTCAGAATACAAAAATTCATCATTCATATTTTTTATTTCAAATTTCATAGTTTCATCCCCGGTGGTGTGTATTGCTTTACCCAAGCCCATACTTTGAGTAAAGCAGAAAATGCTTGGTAGGCTTCGCAAATCTCCCGCTCGTCCCAGACCCTTGTGACAATCTTCTCGGGGTCGTTTGCGGCCAATACAATCGATACGCATCCAACGCTGGTATCGCCCCACGCCATCCTGTAAGCCGCCAACTGCGCCACGTCCGTCTCGAAAAACGGTTCATAACGATCGTTGACCTTACGGTTCTTTAGATCGATGATGCAGGTGCCGGCACCCTTAAGATCCACCAGCGCATCGCACCTGCCGGCATACCCGGCCCCGACCAGCGCCCGCTCGCACCAGTGCGTCTTGGTCACATTCTCGGCCGCCCACTCTTTGAATGTTTTGATATAGGGCGCCATCCGCTCATCCTTGGAAGTCTCCTGACCCATAAGAATCTTTTCCATTTCTTCATGCATGCGGGTGCCATGCTCGGCCGCCTTGGTAGTCTGCTCCTTGGACGCCTTAATCACTCGCTTGGCGTAGCTCTCAAGCGATTCGTCCGGCTCCCTAGCTATATTGATGGACGCCATCAGCACCTGCTCCATCTGCCAGTTGGTAAGCTGCGGTTTTGCCATCGCCGCCAGCACCGACGTCACGCTAGGGTAAAGCCCAAGCTTCCTTGCGTCGCCGACGGTCGTGTTGCGCTCCAGACCGGTCTTGCCAATGATTA